AAGCGATTCAATCACAATTTCAGGTGCTACAGCAGTTGGTGGTGTACCAGCTTCTGATATAAACAAAGCACATACTGTTACAGCTATAACAGAAAACACAGTCACAGTTGTTGTTTCGACAACAGCAACAAGTACCGCAAGAGGTGGTAGCGATGCAGTTCGTTTAGATAGCAAAATAATTAGAACAAATCCAATAGAAACCACAGCTTCATCTGCAACTGTAAAAGTTCATTACAGAAGTCATGGCTTAGCAAACAGCGATACGATAACTTTAGAAGGCTTGGATGATGTTGGTGGTTTGGATAGAAGTTTATTGAATAAATCACATACTGTAGTTGATGCTTCTAATACAGATTATTTTACAATCACTTTATCTGAAAGTGCTACCGCTTCAGAATTTGGTGGTGGTGGTGATAGTGTTTTAGAAAGACCTGTAAAAGCTACATCAACAGTTAATTATGGTTCATCAGGAAGCAGAATAAATTTACCTACAGAAGTACGATGATAGATAAATTAAAGGCAAACAAATACATTGAATCAAAATTAAATGAGCCTTTTGCATGGGGTACTAATGATTGCAATACATTTATTGTTGAATACTTTGATAGGGTATTAGGTACAGATTTATTAAAAATAATTTATCAAAAATATTCTACAAAAAAAGGTGCAATAAAATTTCAAAAAGAATTTGCTCAAAGAATATCAGGCAGATGTTTGGAATTAGGCATGAAAGAATATCATCCAAGTAAAGCTATATTTGGTGACATATTGGTTAAGCACAATGAAAATTGGGATTCATGTCATATTTGTATTGGTAGTAAAATGGCATCTGTAGATGAACAAATAGGTACAGCAATTTTGCCAATATCTGATTTTAACGATTTTGATTCTGCATATAGATTTAGTAATGAAAATTAGAAACATAATATTATTTATAACAGCTTTATTTTTTACAGGTAGTATTTTTGCTTTACCAGCTTTAGCACCTGTTTTCGGTGCAATAGGTGCATCTGTTCTTACAGCAGTTGGTGTTACAGCAACAGGAGTTACTTTAGGTGCATTAATAGCGGTAGGTGTTGCTACAGTAGTTGTTGGTGCTTATGCTGGAAGTCAATTGCTTGGTGCTATGAGTATGGACTTTCCTGATAATATGTCAGCACAAGCACGTTCAGCTTTAGCAAATCAACAAGGTTCAACCAATCCTTTGCCTGTTATTTATGGTAAAAGAAGAGTTGGTGGTACACCAATTTTTTATCACGTATCAGGAGATGATAATGAATTTCTTCATGTGGTTTATGCAATCGCAGAGGGTGAGATACAAGGTGTTAGCCAAGTTTATTTAAACAACGATAAAGTAAATACTACACCTGATTTATATGATACATCTCTAACAGATATCATTATCAATGAAGGCGAAGGTGGCAATATAACTTACTTTCCTACTGAAAATATTCATAAACCAAAGTATGAAGGCATAGTTAAATATGAAATTTACAATGGCACAACAACACAAACAGCAGATCAAGATTTAATCTCAGAAACCAATGGTGCTTGGACTTCATCTGATAGATTGCAAGGTATTGCCTATGCAATTGTAAGATTCAAGTTTGAACCTGAAGTATTTGGTAATACAGGAATACCGCAAGTAAATTTTGATGTAATTGGCAAAAAAACAAGAAGCACAACATCGAGTAGCACTACATATAAAGTATTTAGTGATAATCCAGCAGACTGCATTGAGGATTATTTAACCAATACCATTTATGGTAGATCAATACCAGCTTCACAAATTGATACAACTTCATTTACTACTGCAAGAAATATTTGTGATACTGAAGTTACAGTAGGAGATAAGACACAAAAAAAATATACCTGTAATGGCATTGTTAATACAAATAACAAAGCCTTAGATAATATTGAAAAACTCCTTACATCTTGCAGAGGTTCTTTAATATTTTCAGGCGGTAAATATAAATTACTAATCGATGATACAGGAACAGCAGTTCAAACTTTTGACGAAGATAATATTGTTGGTGCTTTTGAATTAGCTTTGGGTGGTAAAGAATATAAAGCAAATAAAATCAGAGCAAACTTTTTCAATAAGAATCGTGATATGCAAGGTGATTTTGCCATTGTAGAAAGTAGTAATTTTAAAGCAGAAGATAATGGTTTGAGTCTTGAAAGAGCCATAGAACTACCATTTACAGATCAAATGGAAAGGGCACAAATGATTTCTACAATCAACATGAAACAATCAAGACAATCATTGGTATTTAAATTTACATCAACCATTGTTGGACTAAGAGCAGAAATAGGTGATGTAGTTTTTATTTCATTGGAATCATTAGGCTGGAATACTCTTAATTCTAATCAAGGCAAAAAGTTCAAGATTATGAAACTTGCTATAAAAAATAATGATGAAGTAGATATTACTGCAAGAGAATATGATGATGATGTTTATGATTTTGGTTTGATACAGGCAGAAGATACTTCACCAAATACCAACCTACCTAATTTTTCATTTGTAGAAAAACCAACAATATCTACTCCTACAGAAGAATTAATAACTATACCGCCTACATTATTTAACAGAGTTACTATCAATTGGACACAACCAAATAAATCTTCTGTTGAATCTTATGAAATTGGTATTAATAGATTGAACTCAGTACGTTTTGAAAATAAAGCTAGTTATGATTTTGAAGGTAGAAGTGTTACCGAAAGTTTTACCATTGATAAATTAGAAGAAGGTCAATATTTTATAGCTGTAAGAGCAAAAAACAGATTAGGAGTTTATTCTGATTTTGCGACAGAAATATTTCAAGTAAAAGGTTTTTCTGTTCTACCTAAAGTGAATACACCAGCAATAAATTCTGTTACAGAAGAACTATTTACTACCACACAAGGCTCAGGTGTAAAAGCAAAAGCCATATTAACTTTTGGTACTTCAGTCAATACAGAATGGGAAGATTTAGGAGTTACTATAGATCACTATGATGTTGAATTTAAAAAATCTACAGAAGCATCTTTTCAAGGTGCTGGAACATCACAAGGAACTAATTTTGAATTTTTTGACATTGAACCAGCTTTGTATGAATTTAGAGTAAGAGCAGTAAATACTGTTGGCGTAGCATCAGAATTTTCATCTACTACTCAAAGAATTTATGGCTTGACCGCAGTTCCATCAGATGTAAGCAATTTATTTCTAAGAGCAGATTCTAATACTGCAACTTTAAATTGGACACCTACTACAGACTTAGATGTAAAGATTGGCGGTTTTTATGAAATAAGACATAATTCATTAACATCAGGTGCAGTTTGGGCGCAATCAACACAAGTAGGAGAAGCTGTATCAGGTATATCAAATCAAGCAGAAGTGCCATTATTAGTTGGTACTTATTTAGTAAAAGCTGTCGATTCTACAGGTGTCAAATCTACCAATGCGACAACAGTAGTTAATACAGTTACGCCTGATTTATTTCAATCACAGGTATTTTTAACTAGAACAGAAAATCCATCTTTTGCTGGAACTAAATCAAATATGGTTGTTACTGACGACAATACCTTGAAATTAGAAGCAGATACTTTGTTTGATTCTTTGGGATTGATTGACAATATTGGGTTGATTGATTCTGCTGGTGGTGTAGATTTATCAGGCAGTTATGATTTTGCCAATGTTATAGACACAGGAATACCAGCACAATCCTATAGATTAAGTTCTGCATTTGCTTTTACCACGAATTCAACATCAGACTTTATAGATACACGTTCAGGAAATATTGATAGTTATGAGTCTTTTGATTTGAATACTTATGATGATGTAGAGGTTCAGTTGCAAATAGCAACAACCAATGATGATCCTAGTGCATCACCAACATTTACAGATTTTCAAAATTTCAGAATTGGTAATTATCATGGTCGTGCTTTTAAATTTAGATTGTTGGTAACATCAGGTGATATAACACATCAAGTTTATATATCATCTTTGTCTGCAACTTTGGAAGCTTTCCAAAAAATAGACACACAACAATTAACATCAAGCACAAGTTCATTGGGTGTTACTTTCGGTGAAGGATTTTTAGTTACTCCAAAAATTGCTGTTACCGCACAGAATATGGCAAGTGGAGATTTTTATGAAATAACAAGTGTATCCAGCACAGGTTTTACAATTACTTTCAAGAACAGTAGTGGTACAATTGTCGCTAGAACATTTGACTATATAGCAAGAGGTTTTTAAATGGCACAGCACGATTACGATATTGCAAATCAATCTGGAAGTAGTTTTAGGGCAGACTTAAATAATGCTTTAGATGCTATTGCATCTAATAACTCAGGTTCGTCAGAACCATCTACTACATTTGCTTATGAATGGTGGATTGATACATCTGCTAATGTATTGAAGCTAAGAAATTCTGCAAACAACGCTTGGATTACTTTGCCTTTATCAATCACCGCAGATAATTCAACATCAGGTGCTTTGACAGTAAATGGTAATCTTACAACTACAGGAACAGTAGATATCAATGGACAAGAACTTATTTTAGATGCTGATGCTGATACCTCTATAACTGCTGATACTGATGATCAAATAGATTTTAGAGTTGGTGCTGTTGATGTAATGACTTTAACAAACAGTCATTTAGTTCTTAAAGGCACTACACCAAAAATTACTATTGGTGATGGTGGTGAAGAAGATACCGCTTTAATTTTTGATGGAAATGCACAAGATTTTTACATTGGCTTAGATGATTCAGCAGACGATTTAGTCATTGGTAAGGGTTCTACTGTAGGCACAACACCAGCAATAGAAATCAATGATAGTTTAAACGCAACCTTTAATAACAATGTATTAGTTGGCGCACCAGACTCAGGTAAATTATTCTTTTTATCTTCTTCAGGTTTTTCTCCAAGAATCCAAGGAGATACTAATGATCTAGCTTTTTTTACTAATAATAGTGAAAGAGTCAGAATTCTTTCTACAGGGCGTATTGGCGTGGGGACTACAAGTCCTGATGTGCTACTAGATGTGAGAGGAGAAGCGGCTATTGCTTATAATGCGCAGTATGGTCTTAGATTTTATAACCAAGCTAGAAATAATTGGTCATTTATAGCAAATCGTATGACCTCAGGACTAGCAAATTTATACTTTGGAACAGGTGGCGGTAACATGGTATTAGACAATTCAGGTAATCTTACTGTTGGTGGTTCAATATCAAAAAATAGTGGTTCTTTTAAAATAGACCATCCTTTAGAATCTAAAAAAGATACTCATAATTTAATTCATTCATTTGTAGAAGCACCACAAGCAGATAATATTTATAGAGGTGTAGTTTCTCTTGAAAATGGAAGTGCCACAATAAATTTAGATACAGTATCAGGAATGACAGAAGGTACTTATGTTTTGTTAAATACAAACACACAATGTTTTACTTCCAATGAAACAGATTGGGATGCTGTAAAAGGTAGCGTTACTGATAATATATTAACTATATCTTGTGAAAATACATCATCTACCGCTACTGTTTCTTGGCTTGTTATAGGGGAAAGGCACGACCAACACATGATTGATACTGATTGGACAGATGAAAATGGTAAAGTAATTGTAGAAAAGTTAAAGGAAGCAGAGGAATAACATGGCAATAAATTATACTTGGGATTGTAAAACTGTAGATGTAAAAACCATTGATGGTAATGAAGATACTGTCTTTAATGTTCATTGGAGATTAACAGGAGAAGATAACAAAAATAATCTTGGTACAGTATATGGTTCACAAGGACTAGATACTTCTGATTTATCTAGTTTTACTGCTTTTGCAGATTTAACCAATGACCAAATAACAGGATGGGTAGAATCTGCTATGGGTGAAGATAAGGTTACAGAATATAAAACTAATATAAGCAATCAAATAGCTGAATTAGTAAAACCAACACAACAAACAAAAACAATAGGAGAATAATATGTCAGATATACAAGTTAGAAACGATAATGGCGAGGTTGAAGAATACAATAAAGAAGATATGACCGATGAACAAAGAAGTTTATTTGATGATGTCTTAGCCTTGCAAAAAAGATGTGTAGAGATTGAACCAATGGCTAGAGAATTTGCCGACAAAAAACAATTGGTTGATCTTAAATCAAAGTCTTTATTAGAAAGCCTTAGAGGTATAGGAAATGCCGAGAAAGAAAGCGACAGCGAAACCAAGACCATCGACTAAAAAGCCAACTGTTGAACAGGTAGCCAACTCTTTAGATAGACATGAAAGAGTATGCGAACAGAAATGGAAGGAAAACTTCCGCAGATTAGATTCAATAGAATCTGATATTAATTTACAAAATACTAGATTATGGCAGATAGCTGGTATTGTTATCACGCTTTTAACATCTTTGGTTATCAATGCCTTCTTTATGTAGAATGAACCTTGAGCAATATTATGTTGAAATCTCAATATTTCTAGCAAGTGTCTTAGGCGGTCTTGCTCTAAAAGATTATTCAGTATCTTTTATAAAAGGTCTTAAATTTAAACTAAACTCACAATTCAACGAAGGTGATAAGGTCTTATTAGATGGTGAACAAGCCATGATAATTAAAATAGGCATGGGTAC